TTAAATACACCTGTTGTTGCGTTAACTGTCGTACCGGTTAACGTAACTCCGCTAAGATTGACAAAGACACCTGACGTACCTTGGACTGTATTACCAGTGATTGTGGTACCCGAAACACTGGTGGTAAATACGCCTGCAATACCAGTAAGGTTTGTGAAGCTACCCGTATCTCCGGTGACGAGAAGACCAGAAACACGTGTGGTAAATGTGCCGGTTGCTCCCGTCAGGGAAGTAAAGGCGCCAATGTTACCGGTAACGGTTGCACCTGAAACTTGAGTCGTGAACGTACCGGACGTACTGGTCAGGTTTGTAAAAATACCTGATGCTCCAGTAATTGTGGTAGCCGATAGCTGACTATTGAAAACACCCGATACACCAGAAACAATCGTTGCCGCAACTGTGTTACCAGTGACGGTTGCACCAGAAACTGTTGTAAATGTACCGGATACACCAGTCAGTGTGGTATAGCGTCCGGTGTCACCTGTAATTACAGCACCAGAAAGAAATTGTGTAAAGACACCAGAGATGCCTGATACGTTACCAAAAGCACCCGTATTACCGGTTACGGTTGCACCAGAAACCCTGGTTGTAAATGTACCTGAAACACCAGTTACGTTAGAAGCTTGTAACGTATCTCCAGTAATAGTGGCACCAGATAACTGTGTTGTAAAAACACCGGATACTCCAGTGACACTAGTAAAACGTGCCGTAGTTCCAGTAACTGTTGTTCCTGATAAGGTACCTGTGACTTGAAGACCATTACTAAATTGAGCGGTACCAGTAACCGTCAGGCCACTAGCAACGGAAAGATTTCCGTTTACGTCCAGGACTGGTGTGCCAAGAACCTGGAAAGTACCTGTGGTTGCTGCGACAGTCGTGCCAGTGATCGTGACACCGCTCAGATTGGTGAAGACACCAGATGGCGAGCGGACAATGCCACCCGTGATTGTGGCACCCGACAGGTTTTGGTAAACGCCGGACGTAAAAGCACTTGTTGTGCCGGTTGCAGTCGTAACCGTTGCGGTAACTGCATTGACGTTGGTGCCCTGAACATTGGTACCCGTAATGGTCAGCCCACTGACGGTACCGCTGACAACAGCATTGTTTTGAACAACAATCCCACTAAATGTACTGGAACCAGATGCCGTAATTGAGTTGAATGAGCTAGCACCAGAAACCGTTAAGTTCCCTGTGATTGTGACGTTACCACTAAAGGTTGCACCACTAGCAGGTGCGTAATATTCATTGAGATATTCTTTGAATTGAGTAAAGGTAATTTTTTTGTTGCGTAAAGTAGGGTCAACCTCAAAAACATGAACCAGCGTTAGCAGGTCCTGTTCATTAATTTCGCCCCCACTAATAGCGGGAAATTCGCTAATCCTACGGTTTGACACCTACTTATTTCTCAAGCTTTCTTTTAATTATAAAGGGGCTTATTTAACGCATTTTAATTTCAATACGAGGTAAAATGTTTGTCATAACATTCCATCCCCACTGAATTCCTGTTACAATTCCACAGGAAAGCAGGATAACCAGCAGTACTTCAGCAACCGTAAGGTTGCGTCTCACATAAACAATCTGGGGTTGTTGCTGTTGAATGGCTTGTTGTTGCGCGATGGTTTGTTGAACAGCAAGCTCACGTGCCCGAGCTTTCATCTGCGCCAGTTGCTCAGGTGTAATCTGACCTTCCAGGGGCATTTGTTGAGGCGGTTGGCTAGAGGGAATCTGTTCTTCCATGGTCGCATTTTGTTTTCTCAAAGACTAACATACAAAATAAAGGATGTGTTGGCATGCAGTACGGATTACGTAAAAGTTTAGAAGAAGTTGCGCACGAACTCAGGGGAATTAAAAACATTCTTGGTTCTATGTGGCATAGCCGTTATAAAAACGGTGAAACAGACGTTTTAAATCCAGAGGCTTTTGCTGATGAATACATCTCAACAGAAGAATGCGGAAAACGCCTAGGGGTTTCTGATCAAACCATCCGCAATTGGATTGCTATAGGTAGAAAAACACCTGACAAAGGCTGGGTTGAGGGCATCCATTATGTCAATGTTTCTCCTGACGTACATCGCAAAGCGGTTTTACGCATTCCTTGGAATGCTTTAATCCAATCTTTTTCAAAAAACGAAAATCTTGATTTGCGAAATCTGCGTCAAAGTTATAGCCAATATCAGAATAAAAAGGAGTTTTTACCATAATGGCTCATCGGTTCCAAGATATTGATATTAATGCTGTGACACTTAAAAACCATAAAGAGTTGTTGCCCGAGTCATTAATTAAACAAGTAGAAATGTTTTTGTTTCCTAGTGGTTCTTTTGATGACGGATGTCTTCGTAGGTACCTTGAAAATTTAAAAAACTATGAAGAAGAGGATGCTAATTCTGGTATGACACTTGCCAATCGTTTACGTCTTGCTTTTTATGATTTACAAGCAGACACAATCTGCGGAAAGTTTCCACAAGCAGAACTGCCTCTTAAACGCAGGCTTCGCTGTGTAGCTGAATATCTTATTCGATCTGGAGAATTTAATAAAGTAAAAGATGAAAATGGAAAACTTGTTAAAAAACGTGGTGTTTTGGGCAAATTGGTCGTACTATACCAACCAACGCCTAAGCTTCTGGAATCACTAAACCGCCAAGGATTACTAAAAAATGGATCGACGTGAAAAATTAATTGCTTCTGTGATTGGCTCAGAACTTGATGAAACAAAAGCCAAAATGCTTGACGCCACAATTAAGTTAATTCTTGGTGATATGGGTGCACAGTACTGCAAAATGTGGGAGGTAGAAGGTCCAGGAGTAATGGTATTCCAGCCAAAAAACAAAGCGCGGTCTATGTTTTTTTGGACTCTTAAAGAAATTCATGCAGCACAAGAAGAGTGTGAGCGTAGCAACGACGGAGACTTAGCGGAAACTTTCCGGCGAATTCTTGGAGCAGCACAAAAAATTAATCCGGTAGAAAAAGCTGGCTATATTATTAACGATGGCGAAGGCATTCGCTATTTAGAAATTAACTATAACAAAGAGACAGCATAATGGCAGAAAAAGGTGTTCGTGGTGTTGCTGCTCGTAATGAAGGCGCTGAACTGATCACTAACCAAGATTTGGTACTTGCTGCCAACGAACTGATGGGCGGCATTGATCTTGATGTTGCTAGTTCCAAGGTTGCTAATCAATATGTGCAAGCAACAGAGTATTACACACCTACGGATGATGGACTGAACAGCCAGCAGTGGTACGGAAGTTGTTATTTGTTTCCTCCAGCGGGGGCGTACTTTTGGGATCAGAAGAATGAAAAGTGGAAAATGACACGGGCTTCTTCACTGACTCTTACTTCGTCTCATGCTGTTTGGTTCCGACGTATGTACCATGCGTGGCTGGCAAACGAAATAAAACAAGGTCTTTATTTCAGCAACTGTCCTGACATGATTCGTTACGAGCCAAAAATCTTTAAGTTCCCAATGTGCGTTCTCAGAACTGTACCTTTTCTTTGGTGTAATAAAAATGGTGAGGTAAGCAAGAAGCAAACGTGTACTTCGTTTCTGGTTTACTTCCCTCCCCAAGATTCTTCGACTGATGCTGTGGAAACTTTCACCAAAATCTATGGTGAACGAGGGCATCTTTTAGTTTGAGCTCTGTATACTAAAAGACGATTACAGGGATTTATGAGCGTCTTAGCCGACTGGGAGATCAAGCAACTAGCTGAAGAAGAGCAGATGATTGCACCTTTTGTTGACCATTTAGTCAGCAAAGAAAAAGAACGCAAACTTCTGAGCTATGGCCTTAGTTCTTATGGTTATGACATCCGTCTTTCCCCTGCACAATGCTTGCTTTTTGGTAAAGTGCAAGCCGGGGATTGTGATCCAAAAAATTTTGATCCTGATATCTTAAAGCCTGCCGATCTCCAGGAGGATGAGCGGGGTCAATACTTCTTGCTTCCTCCGTATGGTTATTGCCTTGGCGTTGCGCAAGAACGCCTAAAGCTTCCTCGTGATGTTACTGTAGTTGCGGTAGGTAAATCTACTTACGCACGTTCAGGAATTTTGGTCAATATCACGCCAGCAGAAAGTGGTTGGGAAGGCTACTTAACATTGGAGATCAGCAATTGCACTGGTCTTTTCAACAGAATCTACGCCAATGAAGGAATCACGCAACTTCTCTTTTATCGTGGCAATCCATGTCATGTAACTTATCAAGACCGAAAGGGTAAGTACCAGGATCAGCCAAATAACGTGGTGTTTTCTCAGGTCTAAAACCCTTTGCCAAATTGAGCTGCCGGTTTACGGGCGTAACCAACAGCACCGGTACGCCCACCGGAATCACCCGTACTAGGAAGTTCCACGCCAGCAATTTCTGCTCTGGTACGGGGTACTTTTCCTCGAATCAAAGGTTCATCAATACTTGCGCGTTGTTTGTATGCGCCAGCAGTCTTTGCCGCCCGCATAAACTTAGCCACACGATTCTGCTCATTATTGACAGATTCAGCAGCTCCACGCTCGTCTTCTGCTAGACGACGCATGTCTGTGTCGTACGCTTGCTCCGGATTGAGATCTGTTACTTCAGCTCCAGAAGTACCAGAGTCAATACCTGGATCGTAAGTAGGTCTGAATCTGTTGGCCATATTATCATTGTAGAAGCAGTGAATCAATTAACTACCGTGATGCATTCTGCCGCAGGATTTTTAGATGCCTTTGTTCAAGATGAAGTGAAATGTCGTTGTCTTGATGAAGAAGATTTTGGTGCTCCTCTCGCCAATGAAGAAAATGATGTACCCTTATATGATATGTACAACCGAGGATTGGTTGCATGCGAGCAGGGGCTAGAAAGGAATCCGTTGAATCTCGAGGGGCAACGGCCTGGAATGACGGGTTATATCCCCTCAATGGAGCAGGGCTTGGCGATGGGAGCATCTCCGAAGCCAAAGACTCTGGTGTTGGAACTGGAGGGGCCGGAGGAGGAGGAGAAGATGCTGTCAGCCAAACGACGTGGTTTGCTCCGGTAGAAGAAATTAGCGATTGCCCTGGAGGTGTGTGCCCAGTTCCCTGGGCAAAAACTGTAGAAACACTCTCGGCTTCTGAGTTTTTGTCCAGCGATAGAAATTCAAACTTCCCTGGAGAGAACACGATTGAAACACCTCCTGTGATCCAGGGGGATGTGGTTAATCATCCTCCTCACTACACTGATGGCCCCATCGAAACAATTGAAGCCATCGAGGCAGCACTAACCATTGAAGAGTTCCGTGGTTACTGCAAAGGAAATTGCATCAAGTATATTTGGCGCGAACGTCACAAGGGCGGTACAGAATCACTGAAGAAAGCTCAGTGGTATTTGGACCGCCTCATTCAACTTGACGAAGCTCAGAAAGGCTGAAGCTCGTCGTCATCATCCTCGTCGTCGTCTCGATATCCACAGGCGGCGGCGAGTTTTGCTAATTCAAGATCGGTTGGATGATCCCAGTCGATCTCAATGTTTTCAGACGCCATGATGTCTTTGATAGCATGCCATTCCATCAGACGTTGATGGTAAAGACTTAACAGAGCAAAGCGGAGCTCTTCCCAAGTCATCTCTTCTGATTGAAGCTCAGCTTTGCGCATGGCAAACTGAAGTTCAAGAGGAAGTTCAAACTCTCGTGGTTCGACTGAACGCTCCATCCCACTCTGCATTTGCTAATTGCAATTATTCTAATGCTAGCTGTTAAATATCAGATCAACGCACTCGTTGGTGAAATCCCCCCATGGATCTTCATCAATGCGAAAACCATTGGCAAATTCAGAAAGAATATAAGGATTAATGCGTTCTTCTAGAGCGCGAATTGCACGAACCTCATGGGGAGCAGCACTGTAATTACGGAAAGCAGTCAACAAAACTTCGGTTGACGCCCAAGGGCTGGTGCCCACGTTACGAAGGAAAAGACCCGTTTCTTCTCTTCTGCGTTCCAAGAGACCACCAACAACCTTGTGGTTTTGATCAAAGATCCAGTGGCTCATTTCTGTGGTGGCACTGGCAAAATCTTCCACTTCCAGGTAATCAATGATGTGACTGTAGAGGAAAGATTCCCAGCCAACTGAGTGAATAAATGATATCAGGGCTTGGCGCATGTTGTCATCAAGCCCAAGGTTCTGACGCAGTAACTGGGACTCAATGACGTTGACCTCATGGAAGAGGTACTCTAGTGCTTTCTCTTGGCTGCAGCGTTGACCCTTTTTGACAGGGGAACCATCGGGGTAAAACTGGGTTCCAAACCCGATGGTGTAGGGCTCTGCGCCAGTGTGTGGATCTGCGTATGCTTTCTCGTTAAACCCTTCGTATTTACGAATTAGGTTAATAGCACGCGAAAGATCCGACATGGAGATAACTATTGTTATCCCCAATATACATAATTTTTATTTACCTTGACCCCTCATTTTTTTGCGCCCGTGATTAGCTAAAGAATTACGACCTTGACCTTGACGTGTTTTCTTGGGTTTGGACTCAAGACGGACTGTGGTTGACTTGGGTTTTGCCATTGTGTTGTGGTAGCAACCATGGGATCTTAGCTAGTGCTACCAGGCTTTGCAACTCCAGTAGCCAGCAGTCAACTTACTCTTTTTTTCATCACAGTTGTGCCTTGCACGAAAATTTCTGCGACGCTCTGGATCATCCCGTTTAATTTCCATGTTCGCATCTCCAAAACGTACAATTTTTTCTTGGCCGTTCTCGCACGCTTTTACAACTGATTTTTTACCTCCTTGGACATCACGACGAGGCTTATTACACTCCATCTTGTCTTTGGCAATCTTAGCCGCTTTTGCAGCTTTTTTACGTTGTTCAGCCATCAAGTAAACCCTTTAAACAGGGAAGTAAACTCACCAAGAATCTTTTGACCGGACTTGGATTTGTAATCCTCGTCTTCTTTATCGTCTCCAAATAGTTTAAAATAACTAGGCGCAGACGTATCTTTTGTTGTTGTACTAGTAGTCTTATTGTCTTCATCAAAGAGACTTTGAAGAGATACTAAACTTTCAAAAGGATCTTTGCTAGATAGACCAGAAAACAAGCTACTTGCCTGGAGACCTTTGCTTGCTTGTGTTACTAGTTCCATCTCACTGCGATCTATATCGGTCATAAACTGACCGTAGAACTCATCTTCATTACCTTGGTACCCAGCATTTTTAAAGATCTTGTAAAGAGCTGTGGCATTAGGGTCATCTGTCGCTTTAGCGTCTTCGGGACGCTCGATGTATTCAACACCAAGCCTCTCTTGTGTTGGTGTAAGTTTTTTCTCATTCAAATACTTAATCGATTCCCTAATTTCTTTGGCAGCACCTGTTCTAAAAGCTTCAACGATGTATTGTTTTACTTCGGCAATACCCATATCTTTCTCGCTTAATCCCAGGGTTTTTAACACTTTTTCCCATTCTTCTTTGTGTGATTCTGGACTAATACCCTCAAGTAATTTGTCGGCAAACTCTTCTGGCGTTACAAAATTAAGAAATGTAATGTCACCAATTTTTAATTTTTCATTAGTTATTTCAGGCAGTATTTTATTTTGGATATATTCGTCTGCATCTTTCAATGTAATTAAATCTTTTGCTGGGTCAAACCCGGCAGCAGCTCCTTTGACTTGATAGTGGAGTTTAGCAAATTGATCTTTATCGTTTGGATCTAAACCGTAGTAATAAGCCCATTGATTCCATGTCCAATCGGTGCCAGGGACTTTCTCTGTGCTACCTTTTGTTTTCGCAATTTCCCAATCAGTAGCAACTTCATCTTTTTGTTGTTGGTATGTTTGATATTTAGGGTCTGTTTGATCAAAATTGCCTTGGGGATTCCAGTAAAAATCAGCGTTAAAATTTAGTGGCGAGGCTGATTTAATGTTGTCAAGATACGCTTTAGAGCGCACATCAGCAATGTCACGCAAAGAATCCAAAGCGCTTTGTGTTTGAAAAATGTTTTGTTCATTCTGTTTCACGTCCATGTAGCTAACAAATTCGCTCATGGATTTTGAATTATCAAAACGTGGTTTTAGATAACGATCAATGTAATCTTTGGCAAATTCAGCATCAATGTCATAAGTGACAGAAGCATCCAAGGGATCTTCAACTGTAAGACCGGATTCATAACGCTTAACCAATTCATCATCAAACCATTTTTGCCAGTTATAAACAGCGTTACTTCTGCTGGGGACACCTGTTGCACTAAACAAACTTTTCTCTAAACTCTTCTGTGTTTTTTCACTATCTCCCATCCAGCCAAACACACCACCAATTCCAGTGTCACCAAGCAACGAATTAGCAATGGATTCATTGATTGTCATGACCTCGTTGAGCCCTGGCAACCCCTTGTAAAAATCAAATTGCTGCTCTTGTAGTTTTGCTTTTTGTAATTGAGCTGCTGCTTGCTTTAGCGAATCTTGAGTTAAAGCACTAAAAACTTGCTGTTGTTGTTTTTCTTTTTCACCAAGCACGGTAGACAAACGACCTTCAAGAATCGTGGCCT